TACGATCAGCACCATAAAAAGTATGCAATCTATCTATTGCTTTTTTTCTTTCAACCACATCTGTTGTTGTTGCCACAAATTCCACTAATTCGTCTATTTCGTCTACATCAGCTTTGATATAAACTCCGTTTATTCTTTGCTGTAATTCCTTTTGCATATCAGTAAATGATTTGCCAGCTATTGTCGAGGAATAAACATTATCAGCAAGTGCATTAGTGGTTTCAGTTGCAATATCTAGAAAACCAGTAAATTTTAATCTTTTTAAATTTGTTATTGTTTGAATATCAATCTCAGTAAGTGTTTTAAATTTAGCTGGGATCGGTAAGTCTTTCATGTTTGCAACTACTAACTTTGCAACCTTATCGTATTCTCTTACTGTATTATCAGCCCATAATACATAGTGTTTATCTATTGCTTGTTTCAATTTGGGTCTGATCTCTACCGCTAATCTAGCCTCAAATAATTTACCTTTTCTTTGTGGTAATTCATTTGCAATTTTTACAACATCTTTTTCTAAATTTTCTAATGCAATGTTAAGTCTGTTGTTGTGTCTTAACTCAATATCATCTACAAGATTTTCTCTTAATTGTGCAAGTTTCTCAATCTTATCCATTATCTTCTCTTGCCTTGCCCTCTGTATTTTTTAAAATTAGCCTTTTTCTTCTTGTTCATTGTACTTGTTATTGGATTACGACCAATAGAAGTACCTTTATGAACTGCAACATGGGCTGAATATGTCTTGCTCTTTCTCATTCAATCTTTTCCAAAAATCATCTAATGCGTTATGCTCACAATTCAAACACTCACAAACAGTACACTTATGATTGCAATGACATGAATGTTCACAATGTTTGCACATCATTTAATAATCTTTTCACAATGTTTTACACCAGTCTTATCAATAGACATCTCGCAATCTTCTAATGTACAGGTATACTGAACCTGATTACCAGCATTTCTCTCAGCAATTCTTTTACCTTCTAAACAAGCACCAAGATTTTCTTGATGATACCAACCTTCAATGGTTTTATTACCACCATCAAATACATACAAACTTAATATAATTACTGACTCAATGACTCCCATTCTTTTCCTCTAAATCTATAATGCGTTCTTCATGGAATTGAATTATCATATCGTTTTTTTGTATCAATGGTATTTCAAGTTCCATCTGTTCTTTTAACTTATCTTGATTTTTAGAGATAAACTCAACCAACATAAACAACTCTTGTATCTGTGGACTGACCATATCACCTTTTGGAACACCATCAATAAACTCATTAGCCGCCTCTAAGTCTTTTGAGATCAGTTGTAACTCAGTCTCGATAACATTTAGTCTTTCAATAACACCAAATGCAAACCAAGAGCCAATCATAATTGCACCAATTATGCTAATTAAATTCTTGGCTGGTAGACTTACTTTGCTGTCCTCTGATACATCAATCTTACTCGGCATCTTCTTCAGCTACTTCTGCTTCTGTTTGTGCTGTTTCAAATACTCCTACCTCTGACTGTGCTGTGATCTCATCATTGATCGTACTAATAACTGCATCATCATCAATCACCGCACCTACAATTTGTTTATCAATCTCTTTTTGGAATGTGCTTGATCTAACACCACTTGCTTTTGCTTGTTGTAAATATGCAAGATCAGACGCATAATCTCTAAGATTAAAGCTATCTGGGTAATCAATAACACCATCGAATGCTTTGCCTTGCCACATAGCCCATAAACTCCAAATCTGCTCCTCTGCGTTTTCTAATAGATCAGCTTTTTCACTCAACACCGAGTTAAGGTTTTCAAACTCAGTCTGTAAAGCAATCCCAGATTGTACTTGAGTCTTAGTCTGTCTAACACCACTCATATGAGTTGCTCTATCTATCATCTCAATCTTCTGTTCAATAGATGATCTTATTTCACTAAGGTTTGATCCACTCGGTTGTAATAGAAAAGGTTTCAAGCCACTATCTAAATCATCTGGCATTGATATAACCGCACCAGCACCAGCACTCGCCTCAACCCCTTGAGTTTTAACTAAGCTAGGGTGATTAGATAATCTGATAAGCTGTTCCATCTCAGATAACTCGTTGTAGATAGACTGTTGCAATAATGCAACATCTGTTAAATCACTAATTCCAACACCTTGTCTCGGTGATCTTTTGTTATACAAACATATAGCTGGTATTGTTCCAATCTGATTTGGTTTTCTTTCAATTACTTTTGATTTACCAGTCTTAGGCACGAACACATAAGAAATTTCATTAGGTGTCCACATTCTGTAATACGATCCACTAGATGTAACTTCTTCTCTGACTTTAATGTAATCCAATACATACCGACCACTTGCCGCTCTAACATAATTCCAGTCCATCACATTGTCTGGAGTTATCATTGTCAAATAAGGTCTAATATCTTGACTAAGTTCTTCTGCTCTTGTTTGTGCGTTGCTTTCTGGTTTATCAACAAATATCCATACATTGCCATACACACTAGAATAAGTCTGTGCGTTCTTCATAAACGCATTGAAATTCTGACCGTCTAAGTCTGTGTCAGTTAAGAATGATTCTAAACTAGGATCACTCTCCAATGTCCCATAGTTTCTAGTTGGTGGCACTCTAAATAAAAAGCTAGAGTAAATGCTTATGATATTTCTACAATGATTGTCTATTGGTGTGTAATTAACTCTATTTTGATATTCTAAATCTAATTCTAATGCGTATTCATGTAAGAAACCGCCTGATCTATATTCTTCACCACCTAAGTATGATCTTAAATAAAAATTCCATCTTGAAATCATTAGATCATAGTTACTGTGTTTATTTTCCAAAAATTCTTTGTCTTGAATTAAGGACTCCATGTTTTCACTTATTGAGTACATTATTTAACGCTCCATCTCTGAGGTAATTGTTTTGTGTATTGTTTTCTTATAGGGAACAAATAATCTACTGCATATCCAATCGCATCGTTCATATGGTCAAATCCGCTATCCTTATCAGGTTGCGTAGTTCCCTCTTTGTAAAGGTGTCTTTCCAAGCCTCTGATAATGTTCTTACACTTAGGGTCAATGAACATCATTCTTTGCTCGTTTGTATTCTTTAATCTAGAGTTTACAGCATTTATCCTATCCCTTATCTGAGGGTGAGCATTTTTAACTCGTACTGTAAATCCAGCATTTTGTAATATATTTAAGTCAGTTCTTCCACCAGCAGAAGTCTTGCGTTGTTTACTCGCTGGGTCTGGGTAAACAATGATTTGTCTTTCTGGGTATCTTGTTTTTATTTCCTTAACTAATTCGTCTGTATTTGATGAGTATATTACGATCTCATCAATAAAATTTATAATATTATTTTGAAGCTGAAATATAGCCGCAGACATAGGATCAATGTTAAAATCCATACCGATATGAATTGCAGTCATATTATCCTTCAAACTTCTTACATTATCGTCTCGGTCAAAGTTATAATAAATAGCACCAGCATATGTCTCAAAGGTTGCAAGATACTCTTGTCTGAATGTCCGTTCATCAAGATCATTCTTTGCTGAGTTAATCTCCTCTTGGTCTACTTGACCGCCATCAACTGTTGTAAACTGAAAGCTAGTCCATTCTTTATCTTCTTTGCCTTTGCAAAAAATATCATAAAACCAATTACCATAACCTCTTGGTGTTCCGCAGAACAAAGCATGACCTTTTACACTTCGATCTGAGAGTGTTGGTCTTAATACACTATACCAAGCATCTGAGGGGACATCAGCCGCCTCATCTATGCAAAGAAAGTCTAATCCTACACCTCTAAGGCTGTCAGATGATCTGTCTGCACCTCTTAGTGAGATTTCAGAATTGTTATGCAATCTAATCGTTAAGTCCGTCTCATTGATATAACTAATTAAATCATTTGCTACTGCAACTTCTTTCAGCTTTGCCCAACAGATCTGTCTTGCTTGTCTATAAGTTGGTGCTACATACCAAACCTTTTGCTTGGGTTCTTGACAAGCATATTTCAATAACTCACCTATTGCTAAGTAAGTCTTTCCAAATCTTCGCCCAGTTACTAAAACTCTGTTTCTAGCTTTGCTCTGGACTACTTGTTTCTGTGTTGCTGTTAAGGGCATCAATCTTTACTTTTATGGTTACTTTCCGACCAGCATAATCACTATTAAAATAAAATTCTTTTTCCTCAGTTGGCTTTAAGGCATTAACTGTTTGATTAAGCCATTGCATAATCTTTTGGTTATCATTCACAATTTAAAGCCTTTTTTCCATGCTTGTAATGACCAATAAGCTGGTGATAGTGTTTTCTGTCCTTTAACATCATCTAATATAGCACCCATTCTCGCATTAAATGATCTTCTCCTAGCTGGGTCGTTCCTACCAATACTCATTCCCTTTTGTCCAAAGTTTACCTTCTTAACATTCCCAGTTTTCTTGTCTCGTACAAATACCTTAAACTTCTTCACATCACCACGACTAGGTTTGTTTAGTTTGACATCTCTACCTCTATATTTAGCCATATGTGAAGTTTATTACCTTTTCATTATTTTCATTGATTGTCATATCTTTTTTAGCCCATCTATCAGGGAATCTTCTCTCTAATACCCAAGCCTTAGATTGCCAAGATTTATCTTTCATTATGAAATCCAAACAATACATTTGACATTCTGACTGAGCCTTTTTTATATTGTGTAAAAAGTGTAAAAATTTTTTTCTTTCCGCTTCGTCTTCGATCTCATCAGTGTTCTTATTAATCCAGTTATAATAAGTTTTCTTAGTAATTCCAGCATATACACAAGCATCTTCAATAGATAAACCTCTCTCTATGGCTGTTACTAACCTCTGCTGAATGTCATCTTCTAGTTTTGTTTTTCTTCCCATTTTTACCTCTTGTTTGAGTAAACCCTGTTAATACAGTTTAATTTAAGTTCTGAAGTTTCCACCTCACATAGTCTGGATTATTCTTTTCGATCTCGGTATAGTGTGTAGCCATACCATTTACAATATCTTCTTCGTTCTTGCCCTCTAATTGCCTCAAGTAAAACACAGCGTGTAAAATTTCGTGTTTCAGTAAATCTACAGCAATCGAACCGCCCTCTTCGATAATATCTTCGTCTAAATATATAATCATTTGTTTACTATGAAACGAGCCTTGTTGCTCACCAATCTCATAGCAAATGTGACTATTAATTTTTATTAGCTTTATTCTGTAGTGCGATAATCTTATAAACTCTGGTAATTCAATCTTGTTAGTTGAATTTTTAGGCATTTTTATACTTCGTCAAGTTCTATTGATTTACAGTAAAACTCAAATGATTTCATAGACTTGTTATTTAAAGTTCCATGTTTTTCAAACAAAGACATAACCAATTCTACCTTATTATAAAATATATACTCATGGCATTTCTCTACACTGTCAAATTTGGTTTTAACATAGTCTGTATGTATGAACTCTGGTGTATTAAAATACAACATAGAAGCTGTTATAATCCAAATCATTTGCGTTTCTTTTTACGCAAATCTAAGTCGTGTTTCCTACTACCTCTTAAAAAACTGTTTACTCTACCCATAGACCATGCCGCCATAGGTACTCTCCTTGACCCAGCACTTAAAAAAGCACCTTGTCCTCTACGATAAACTTTAGCAAGTGTTCCATATGTATATCTCTTTGATGCCTTTGCTTTTCTCTGCAATGTAGCTTTAACTGAAGCTGATAGGGGTTTTCTTTTTACAGCCATTATGCTTTAGTCCTTGCTCTTAATAATGCTCTTGGTATTCTCTTGCCTGATTTGTATAGTGCTGAAACTTGTTTAATAAGTCTGGCTCGTCTTTTGCGTTCTTCTTCTTTTTTGAGTCCAGATAAATATTTTTTTGGTACGCCTGTCTTTTTATCTTTGGCAACTTTTCTGCGTTTTTTAACCATTATTTACCTACTTTTCTTTGTGCAGATATGTGAGCCTGTCTAAATGTACGACCTTTTTTCATATCCGTTGCCATTGCTTTCATGTGTTTAAGGCTGTGATGTCTAGCATGACTTTTCATTGTCTTTTGTTGTCTCGGCTTGAGATCCTTTATAATATTG